ACAGTCTCTAAACCGTACTTAGTAGGCATAACGTTCTCACAGTAAGCTATGCCTGGCATCATGTCAGCATCAGGACTTCTGCCCATAGTATTACCTATAATAGTTCTAGGCTGCTGCTCTGATAGCATAGGGAACTGAGCTTCCTTTAAATTTATAACGTACTTTTGCTGAGCCATATTAGTTTCCTCTATACTTAACTTGTATCCTAGTAAGCTCAAAGACAGCAGGTCTTAAGCATTCTGTTGTAACTTCTTTAATAACTTCCAATGCGTCTAAAGTACAAGTGACCTGAGTAAACTTAACTCCTACAGGCTTACGTAAGTCACTCTTTAATTCACTATCTTTAATTATTACTAAGTTCATCATTTTTTGTTACCTACTAGTTGTAGTATAACGCTATGCAGCCTAGCGTCTAACTTGTCAAAAGACTCTAGCACTGCTCCGCTGCTTGTGTGCATATCCTCTTTGAGGCTACTCATGTCTGCTACTAAGACTGCTACTGTTGTCGCTGTGTCAGCTGCAGCTTTAAGCTCTTTTTTAAGTCCGCTATATATTACAATAGCCCAAGTGTTAACTACAGTGAGTACCCCTAATACTAACCCACCTATAGCTATTATAGTATTCAGTTCCATAGCCCAAATCCCTTATTAATTAAACCATACCCTAGCGTTGTTATCAGTACTGTCCCATGCAGCTCCTATTTCAGCACTAATGTTAGCTGCAATAGGTACTATGTTACTTTCAAAAGTACCATCGCTAGCAACACATGTACGATTTACAGTTGTTACTACTCCACTTGTAGGTGCAATAGCTGTTATAGTTTGCGTAGTCTCCCCACTTGACCACAAGTAAGTTACAGCGCCCCCATCTAATGCAGTAGCGCTAGCAGTAAGAGTGATAGTCTCACCTGCCTTATAAGTCTCTTTGTCAGCAGTCAGTATAAGAACAGGTAGCCTTTCATCAGCTGCTACCTCTAGTGATATAAGTGATTCAGTATCTGCGAATATTACTTCACCTTCTGCAGCACTAGGGGAGTAAGCGTAGATAACAGGAGAGAACGTGCCAGAGTCTATATCCAACGCGCCCCACTCTACTGTTAAGTTAGACCCACTAAAAACAACTTTGTCATTGTCGCTACTAATAGATCTACCATTTACAATAATTTCAAGTCTAGTGACACCCTCCGCAGTTAAATCGAACAGGCTACCATTCTTTTTAACTGCGTAAGTATCTCTATTTGATGCGTTCTGAAACGCGTTGATAATCACGACTACGACCAGTTGTTAAGCGTAACTAAGCCCGCTGGTATGTTAATAGTATCGCCAGCTTCGTTAGTAATAATACGGTCTGTTGCGTCAATAGCTCCAAGTACTTCTGAAGCAGAACAGAACACAACTGCTATATCTTGACCTGCTGGAGCTGTGCCAGATGGGTCTAAGCCTGACTTAGCGTTAGTAGTCATTGTCATATTATCGCCGCTATCAGCTATAGCTATGTCAGCATTAGCAACTGCTACTGATGCTATCGCCTTGCCTTGTATTGTTGATAGGTTATCTGCTTTAGCAGGGGATATACAAACGTAAGCAATAGTTACGTTGTCTTTTAGGTATTGTGGTCCGTTAATTAGAACCGCGTCTGATGCATATTGAGCCATGATTGTATCTCCAAAGTGTTATTTAAGTATCTATTCTAAAGTATAAGTGCTTGGTACTAAGTCTAACGTAAAGATGTTACTTACTGGAGTGAGTGTTAGTCCTGTTACATCTGTAATTCGGACACCTACAGTTAGTTCAAGTAAGCTTGCTGTGTTTATTTGTTCTGCTGCTATTGTTATTAATGTAGATTCGCTTAGTAAACTTAATAATGAAGCTTCGTTAAGCTGTGCTGCTGTTATCGTATCAAGTAAGCTAGACTGACTAAGCAGTAAAGTCTCAACTCCGTTAACTTGCGTAGCTGATATAAGAGTTATTACCTGACTACCTAATTGGTCTATACCTAAAGTGCTTGCTTCGTTAACCTGCGTAGCTGCTATGAATGACACAGCTTGAGCAGATGCAATATCTAGCAATCCTGCCTCGTTAACTTGTGTTGCTATAATATCAGCTAATGCTTGTTGCTGACTTATAGATAGTATTGCTGCTTCGTTAACTTGTACTGCATTAATAAAGCCTAGTTCCTGAGCTGCTATTTGTGTTAGTGTAAGAGTACTAGCTTCATTGACTTGTGTAGCTGCTGTTCCTATCAGTGCCTGAGTTTGAGATACTGATAGCGTTGATGCTGCATTGCTTTGAGTTGCTGTTATTAGACCTAAGTTTTGAAGTGCAGTAAGTAATAGTGTACTAGCTTCGTTAACTTGCATCGCAGTTATTACACTTAGTTGAGCTAACTGGTCTAAGGTTAGTGTTGATGCTACGTTTAACTGGGTAGCTGTTATTAGCTCTAAAGCTTGAACTGTTCCGCTACTACTACCCTCGTCATAAAATATCCACCAGCTATTTGCTGTACCGTTGAAGCTTTGAAGTGTACCATCACGACCACCTGTGGCATCCTCTAAAACTGTCCCTGTACCATTGCTTAAACTAGGGTTATAATCGTGAACCAACACATTATTATATTCAAGCTTTAATCTATATAAAGACATTGAGTCGGTTACATTGGAACTGTCTTTACCTATTAAATTTAAGTTTCTATTTATTGTTGTATTTGTTCTTGAAACCCTATCTTCTTCAACTCCGTTTATATAAAAAATCGCGTCAGTACCATCGCAAATAACAGTAAGTAAGTTTTGTACCGTTGGATCACAATTAGAAGCATCAAAAAGTGTTGTGGAGGCTTGCACCCTAAAAAATAATACATGACTCCCATTTAAATTGTGTTGCAGTTCTATCTGATTGCTGGCGTTTGCTGATAAACTTAAAAACTTGTAATCTTTATTGCTCCCACTTAAAGCTGAACCCTTCATGTCAACATCAAAGCGCATTATATTATTGGATGCTTGAGCTATCGGTGTGGATAAACTTACATAACCGGTCCCATCAAATTGTAGATAATAAGCCATCTTAGCTCACCACACCATACGCATTATCAACATACAAATCAGGAAAGCTAGGACATTGAATACGATAAGTACCTGCTAGTTCTACATCACGGAACCCTGCAACTCTTATAAACTCAATAGACTCGTCTACAAAAATTACCTTACGATATACCTGTGGACTGTGTTTCTCTTCTGCATCTGCACTTAGTACTATTGTGCAAAACCCTTGCTCAACGGTTACAGATTTGCGGTTTATTATACGCTTGTCTGCTTCAAAATCACTCTTTGTTAAATCTTTCCAAGGTCTTTTAGTAGTATTGGCATACCCTATACAAGCCGCAACGCATTCAGCTGTCAGTGCACCTACTGTTACAAGGTACTGTATTAGTTGCTGTTGAATAATACCTATGCCGCTAGGGTGCGAGTTCATTAAGTTAAACTCAGTGACGCCAGCTTGCAGCGCAAAGACTAAGCCCTTAGCCTTTTCATCGGTACTAGCTAATAATGTATCTAGTGAGTTATATACAGTAATAAAGTTTATAACCATGTCAGGGCTAAGCATGCGCTCAAGTACTACTGTGTGACTTCTAGCATCTGCTAGTGTTGCAAAGGGTTCAAATCTCATTATCTTATTCCTCTTTAATCTTAATAGTTAATTAATTAATTACTGCTCCACACTTATTATACCTAGCTCCTGACTAGATACTCTTGATACGGGATGGTACATAGACTGATTAGTAACTTCAGCTTTGTAGTAAACGTTACCTGAAGTGCCGCTATCATCTGTAGTGGTAAAAGTACTAGCCATGTTCTCTATAAATGTACAAGTGTCTATAGGTCCGTTTATACCTTCATCTGTTTGCGGGTTACGTGTGGTACTTCCTGATACGTTTATAGTGTTACCAATTTGTGTAAAACTAGTTCCGTTAGAAGACCGGTAAAGTTTTATCGTACATGAGGGCTGAGCAACAGAAGATGGGCACTGATTCTGAATAGTACTTAAGGCTGCAACAGAAAAGCTTACACTCACACTCCTATCGCCACCGTTACTACCAAATGGACCTAATGTTATTGATTGGTTTCTGTTCTTATTAGCGGTTCTAATAGCTTCTGAGAACGTACCTGCACTAAGATTGCCACCGAAGTAGGCATTGTTAGCTTGGTCCCACCAAAAGCCAGCATTAACTTTTCTTAGCTGTGCTAATACAGGATTTCCACTGCTATTTAATATCTTAGGTCCTTTCCATTCTATTAAGTTATCAGGACCAAAAGGAACAGGACTAGTAACAAACATAGTGTTAGGTCCCAGTAACTCTAACTTTTCAGCTCTAACTGTACCGCCTATAATAATAGGCGCTTCAATAGTAGAGCCTATCTCTAGCTTGTCTACAGTTATAACGCCAGCTACAAGCTCTCTAATATCAGCAGTCTTAATGAATGCGTTATCTATGTAGACTCCATTAGGTATACCTGCAACGCCTGCACTAGTTTTAAGTAACTCTGTTACACCGTTGCCTGCTGAATTGATTACACTAAAGTTAGTAGCATCTACAGTAAACTTAGTAGTACCTCCGTCGTTATAAAATCCTACACCGCCTACTAAGCCGTTGACGTTAGTCTTGACTCCCCACTGAGCGCTGTAAGCTTGCTGGCTATCAGATGCTACAGCTGCCCAAGTGGCTAAGGTAGCAGTAATTCCATTTCTAGTCACACTATAAGTATCTATAGTATCAGATATGATGCCGCCAGTGTCATTTACAACAGCTTGCTGATTACTTATAACAGTAGCATTAAGTGCATCTAATCCAGTAGAGCTGTTATCTACAGTGGCTTCAAGAGCTGAAGTTCTAGTCACATAGCTAGATACATTGCTAGTTACAACAGAGTTTATCTGAGTAGTAAAGCCGCTAGTTAATGCTCCACCTGTAGTAAATACCATAGCTTCTAGACTGTCAACAGATGCAGATATAGCACTGTTAGCCTGAGTTCTTGTATAGTAATTACTACTAAGATTAGCATTAGTAGCGTAGCTAGCGTTAGTTACTTGTGACCTAAGCGTTTGCGTAGACGCAGCTATAGCACTATTTGCAGCAGTTCTAGTATAATAGTTATTACTAAGGTTACTAGATAAGGTACTTACATTACTATTGGTGCTATTTATTCTAGAGTCTAATGTTAGCTTAGCTGCTGCTATTGCGCTGTTTGCTCCTGTGATAGTGTAGTAGTTATTAGATAGGTTAGACTCGACTGCATTCACATCGCCATCTATACCATCCATACGAGAGTTAAGCGTAGCTGCAGAAGACGCTATAGCACTATCTGCGTTTGTAATAGTATAGTAGTTATTACTTAAGTTACTCTGAACTGCACCTACATCATTGTCTACGCCATTAATACGACTGTTAAGAGTTGATGCAGAAGCCGCTATAGCAGAGTTAACAGTGACAGCTGTAGAGTAGTTATTGCTTAGGTTAGACTGTACTGCTGCTACGTCATCATCTGTACTATCTATGCTAGCGTTCAGAGTAGCTACAGCTGAGGCTATAGCGCTATCTCTATTAGCGGCAGTAGAATAATTATTGACTATATTAGCGTTAGTAGCAGCTATAGACCCTTCTACATCATCAATATCTCCTTCTGCGGTAGTTAACCTAGAGCTTAAGGTAGTTGTAGCAGCAGAGATAGCACCATCAGTGTTAGCTATAGTATAGTAATTATTAGATAAGTTAGCTTGAGTGCTCGCTATATTCCCTTCTGCTGCATTAATATCTGATTCAGCAGTAGTTAACCTAGAAGATAGGCTAAGATTAGCAGCTGCAATAGCGTTATCTGTATTTGCTATAGTGTAATAATTGTTAGCCAGGTTAGAGTTAGTAGTAGTAATGCTACCCTCTACACTATTTATATCACTTTCCGCAGTGTCTAATCTAGAACTTAAGTTAAGGTTTGCTGCTGCTATTGCAGAGTCAGTATTAGCTATAGTGTAGTAGTTATTAGAAAGATTAGAAGCAGTAGTAGTAATGCTATTTTCAGCACCATCTAATCTAGAAGAGAGGTTTAAGTTAGCAGCGGCTATAGCACTATCTGTATTTACTGCTGTATAGTAATTATTAGTAAGGTTAGCAGCAGCGTCAGCTATATCATCATCTACTCCGTCTAGTCTAGAATCTAGAGTAAGCTTAGCTGCAGCGATAGCACTATCAGTTTGTACAAAAGTATAGTAGTTATTACTAAGGTTAGCTTGCGTACTAGCTATATCACTTTCCGTGGCATCTAACCTAGAGGCTAGCACTAAGTCAGCGGTAGCTATTGCGCTATCTACATCTGCTTGAGTATAATAGTTATTAGTAAGGTTAGCATTAGTAACTGTAAGCGCATTACCTACAGATGTAAACTGAGCGCTTAATCCTGTTAAAGCAGTAGCTAATGCAGTGTCTCCATTTACTAATGCAGTATCTATGTTAGCTAAAAATGCACTAGCAAGTATGTCTCCGCCAGCATCAAATAACTCAGCTCTAAGACCTAGCGTACTGGTAGATATTGCGCTATCCATAGTACTGGTAGTAGAGTACTGATTTACTAATGTACTTCTAGTAGCAGCCAATCCTGTAGTAGCGTCATTGACTGTGTTCTGAATAAGAAGTATGTCAGCAACAGTAGTGCTAACATCAGTCTCTACTAGAGTAAATCTATTAGCTACGTTTACGAAACCAGCAGCTGTGTTAACTCTATCGGTATCTGTGTTAGCTATTATAGTACTTACTGTACTGTTAATATCTGATATGTCTTGAGAGAATCCAGAAAAACTAGCAGCAAAGTCAGCATCTAGCTGAACTATAGTAGCATTAGCAGCGGCTATATCCTCTTGAGCAGCAGCTATATCTTCTTCAGCAGCAATTATAGCGTCTAAAACATCTTGCTGTAATGTAGCTATTAAGGCATCTGCTGCTGCTATTGCTAAGTCAGCGGCAGTTATATCCTGTTCGATAACACCTACGCTAGCATCTAGTGCATCTATAAGAGCAAGCTGTGCAGCTAATGCTGCCTCGTTAACTGCTATTAAATCTATACTGCCAGAAAGTAAGTCACCCAACTGGTTCTGCTCTATATCTCCTACGTCTGCTATATCAGCACTAATAAATGTACTAGTCTTAAGCCAAGCCTGTCTACCGTCGCTACCTACAGGAACTAAAATATCAGCGTTATTATCTACATATGTGCCTGCTTCATCGCTAACTACAAGCTGAAACCAAGAGCCCCTGCTATCTCCAAGCAAGCTTATGCTACGAACAAACGCAAGAGTAAGGCTATTAACTATAGTATAGTTATAAGCTCTACACTCTATATAGTTATCAAACAGAATAAAACCAGAAGTTCCCTCTGGCATCCATACACTTGAACCTGCCATGCTATAAGCTCCTAGTAACCTACATCAGTAATAGCGGACTTCTTTAATAATATAAGCTCTTCTGCCATTAGCTGTCTCATTCCGTTAGCTTGCTCTAAGTAACCTATGCTACTAAAAACAGCTCTTGCTGCTTCGTATATAATACCAGATGAATACTGCTCAGCCATCCAAGTAGAGTACCCTGCGTCTGTAACTATAGGATACACATAGCAACCAAAAAGAGCGCGCGCAAACAGTTGGCTAGTACGTACTTCTAATACTCTGCCAGCAACATAAGCTACGTCTGTGCGGTTTAAGCCGTAAGTGTCTAATGTCTCTTCTGGAGTTACTATGTCTATAAAAGTACCTTGGTCAGTAACTACGTCGCTAGAAACTCTTAAGTACTTCATAGCACGAAAGTTAGGTATAAGCGTGTATAGGTCTATACCTTGCACATAGCTGGAATTACCAAACTGTATACCAGTCTCAAAGATATCTTTAGAGTAGAAGTCAGTCTTATGTAACTTTAACGTAGCTGCTTTTACAGCAGACTTAGTCATTGCTACTAGGTCAGGTCGCATAGTTATAATGTACACTTCTTCTATTAGCTCATTTAATGTCATTGCTTTATCCTCAAGTGCTTAGGGGTAAATAGTATTTATGTAACAGCCTAGCTAACTAAGCCGTTAAGGTAAATATTACTTAAACAGCCACGTCTTTAGTAGTAGCTACTTTCATAGTTTCTTTACCTGTGCTGCCCATATCTCGCATTTCGCCACGACCGATAGCTTCTTTCTTAGCCTGTTCAGCAGCTATATACTCAGCTATATGCTTCTCGCGTAGGCGCTCTAGCGGGTCAGATTCTTTCTCTGTAAGCAACTCGCCTTTGGTAATAATGTTAAGACCTGCTTTAATCTCTGCATCTAAGTACTCAATGACGCTTTCGTCATTTGTCATATACTGATGCTGGGTAAAAGCAATGCGAATACCTGTAGGGGTAGTAAGCTTAACAGAAGACTTAGAGCAAGCGTAATGCTGGTACTTAGCTTCTGGTAACTCTGGCACTTCTGGCACTTCTGGGGCTAGCTTAGATGCTATGGTAGATTTTGCTGTGTTATCTTGCATGATAGATTCCTTGGGTGGGTAGTTAAATTATGAGAGCTCTCTCACTAAAAAAGCCCACCGAGCCGTTAAGCAGGGTGAGCAAAAGTTACCTCCGAGGGAAACTAACAAAGGTAACAGCCTTACGGACTAGCCTACAGCGGCTCCAGTAAGGTTACGGATTACAGCGTTAGCTGGTGTGTTTTTAACTAGAGTAGTAAGCTCAGTAGTTAAAGTACCACCAACAGCGTCAATGCCGTTATCCTGTGCTGATAAGCCTTCGGTGTTAAACTCTTTATTCATAGTCTTACGTCCAGCTAAGTACGCAATTCTAAAGGTAGGCAAGTCAACTGCAACTGCCATCTTAGACCATGCCAAGTTTGTGTTAAACAATGGATGCTCAATGATACGGAAAGTACCGCGTGCCATTGTTAGCGTACTAAACTCAAGACCAAAGTTAGTCTGTCCATCTACTAACTGGTACTGTCCGTTTAAGCGACCGATGTTGTTAAGGACTACCTTAGCTTTACCACCTACAAACAAGACACGCTCTCTAGCGCCCTTAGGGTCAGTAGTCTGGTCAAAGACTGGGTCTAAGTAACTTTCTAACTGAGTAAAGTTAGTAGTAGAGCCAGCAGTGTAGCTGTTAGTAGAACCGCCGTAGCTAGGTGGGTAGAAGTCAGGGTCTTCAATCATGTTAAGAAGTCCGTTGGCAGTTCTAAACGGCTTACCGTTACGAGTACCTTGTGACTTCTGACCAAAGAAGATAGCCTTCTCAATATCACCTGCGTGGAACGCTGCACAGTCTTGACGGTTTTCAGCGTCAGTAGTATCACCAGCAATAACATCAGTAGCTGCCGCTGAGCCAGATAGCGCCCAAGTATTACGGAAGATTTGAGTTAAGTTAGTGACTCGTACAGGCACAACGTTGTTAGGGTTAGGACGCTCAGACGCTTCTTCAAACGCGTTACCAACTTGGTAGAAGTCGTCGTTATCGTTAACAGCTGCTCCAGCTACCGTACCTATTCCGCGAGAGATTGTAAGTCCAGTTGCGCTCGGCACTGTGTTAACAATAATGTTCTCTCCAGTACGCTCGTTACGTAAGATCATTCCTGGCAAGATGTGCGCAGTAGTGTCTACGGCTAAGGTAGTAGCTCCAGAAGCTGCACTAGAACTAGCCTTAACTTCTGGGAAAATCATAGTCTTAGTAAAGAAACCATGCTCAGTAGCAGTTGCAGTCTCACTGGCTAACATTGAAGTTAAGCCAAATAAAGGTGCAGAGCCGTTAGGCATGAGTCGTGTAATCATTCCAGCAAAGG